AAAAGACACATAGCCGTTATCGTGGTTATTTACGTTGTTAGTTATATATAGGGCTTTTGCGGATGCTGTGCGATCGTTTGTAAGTTTTCCTAAAATCACATATGACCCGCCTATTTCTTCAATTAAAACGCGGTCGCCAACTTGTGGCAGATAAGAACATAACCACATATATTTTTTTGTCGTGGGTGCTTCTTCTCCGTCTATGGTAACCGTTACACCGCCGTTATTTGTCCATGTTGATATTGTGCCCAGAATCATACGTACAACTTCCTTTCAAGCCTGTGCGTCATGCGTGCCGTTCTGCCGATTTTAATAGTGTAGCCTGTCTCACGGTATAAGCCTTCTAATAACGCCGTATCTACGTTCACCATATAGCCGTATTCGTGCCCGCCTTCCGCCATTGTGTCAAATTCTATAACTTCGGTTGTCTGCATTGCATTTAATAACATACGGTCTACGTATTCTTTTAGCGTGGTAGCGTCTGCGGTATTGTCCAACTTTAATACCTGGACTATCTTATAACCCCGCCTAGGTATGGAAATTGCAGAAGATAAATTATTATTTTCTGCCCTGTACATCATTTTGCTTCTGTCAGGGTTAGACACAACGCCTACAATTACGTTAGGCAGTTCGTATATATCTGTATTCCTTTTTATCGGCTTTATCATACGAAGCTGTTTAACGTCTGTATACGCCGTATCTGCTGTCGTACGGTCTACTTTCCTCGCAAAGTGAAAATAGCCCGATAAATCGGCGTAAACGTGTTCGTAGTTCATTTCGTCGCACAGTTCGTTAATGATAGATAAGTACGTTGTACCTAGTTCGTACTCGCGATCATTTGCCAGTGTAAGCGCGTTACTTTCAGCAATGATATTTACTAAGCCACACTGTGCCATTAAATCATTTATGACGTCAAAGTATAAAGTGCCGGCAGGGTAGTACGTTCTTCGGTCTGTCTTTGCCTGCTTAAGAATCATTGTTTCGTCATAGCCTTCTACTTGCATATAACTGCCTGTAGGGCTTAACGTTTCCGGCGTGGTAGTTGCCATATAAACGCCTAAAGGATAGTCTGTGCCGTCAATCGTAAGCACAGGTCTAAAGCGCTGGGTGAAGCGATCAAAAGTTATTGAAGACATTTTAATGTTGTCTAAAGACATGTCTAACTGTATGCCGCGCGTTACTTCCGCCGTTTCATCAAACTTTATAGTACAGTCACGCGCTAACGCTTCGCCTGCTTTTACGTAGTCTTTTAATATGTCTACTCTAAAGCTATAAATCATATGTTATACCTTCGTTGTAGTCTGTTACTTCTAGGCTTGCGGTAAGTTCGTTTCCGTACCTGGCTTCTACTTCGTTAATGTTCGGTACTACTACATAATCAGCGTTTCCGTAGATATCCATATACCGCAGTACTTTACCCATGAATACTGTATAGTCGCCTTCATACGTAAATGCGATCGCATACCGCCTGATACGCCCAGTGCCAAAAGTGTGCGCGGGTCGTTTAGCACCTAAGTATAAAGCCGTGTCGTATTCTGCTTCGTTGCTAACTTGCACGCCGATACGCTGTTGCCAGCGCTTCGATATGTCGTATACATTCCCTTCAAGGTCTACAAAACGTGTAAACGGTACAGTGCCTGATACTGTAGCCGTTCCGATCGCGTAAGAATCATCGCTATTTACGGCAATAACTGTATACGTTGCTGTACCGTTCATGTACATATCTATATAAGTTTTTTCGGTCGTCTTTGCGATCGTCACGCCGTCACGCTGAATATAGTATTTAGCATAATTACCATCAGGATATGACAGCGTAGCCGTACCATTTTCATACGTACCTGATACGTTCAGGCTGCCCACGTTAGACACAGTGTATACGGTCGTCGTGTAGTCGCTTGTATGTCCGTAAATGTTAATTGTTTTTACTTTGATCGTATACGTACCATTCGGCAGATACTCATTGATTAAGTGTGTAGTATCTGCGGTATACACTACGGTGCTGTCGTATACGCGTGTATCGCCGTTGTATACTTCCACTTCGTACGCGCTCTGGTTATCTGCCGCCCATGTTACTGTTAGCCTGCCTGCGCCTGTAATGTTTGTAATAACTGGCGGGCTAGGCGGTATGTTGTTTACAAAGTACAAAGGTGTGCTGTAGTCGCCTGCTACGTCATTCTGATTATATCCACGAACACGCCAGTGCTTACCGCCTGCAGTATTCACAGTGTACGTTGCTGTAGTTGCTGAAGTAACAACATGGCTTAATACAGTTGTGTATGTCGTGCCGTCGTCTGATAAGTCTAAATCGTACGCATACTGTGCCGTGCCGGTATTGTTTCTGTAAGTCCACGTAAATGTAACGTTACCGTATTCGATAGAATTGTTAGGCGTCTGCCCTGTCGTCGTTCCGATCGCGTCAACGGTCGTATAGTTGCCTGCTTCCGTACTGCCTGTTAGGTCGTTTGTTGTCGTGAAGTCTGCATAAATATTGTAGTTTTGCCCATTGCTTAACGTGTTTGCCGGCAATGTTACTGTTTCCCCTGTAAAAGGTAAACTGCTATAACTTGACGTGCTAGACAACTTGTATTTAAGCGTACCGCCGTTTAATACGAAGTCGTTAATCATTGCCTGCGTGTTCGCGTTGTTCATTACAAAACGGTTTTCTATGTCATACCGCAAAAAACCGTTTGCAGGGTTTAAATTGTATGATGGTGTTGTTACCGGCGTATAATCGAGCGTTAATTCTATAGATGAAAATACATATGTACGATCGTCATTTATGCCGTTTGTAACTGCAGTGCCTAACATTAGCCATAAATTACGAGCGTTTACAGATTGTATATATGCTTCGTCAAGTGCGCCGGTTTTCGTAGTCGGTGTATTTAACTGATCGGGGTATAGTATAGGTCCTATATAGTTTTGCCCGCCGGTTGCCACCATATCCCCGACGCTTAAACTACTTTGGTTTTTTAAGTCTCCATTTACATACCACACCATGCACCAACACGCCCATATACAATTAGTTATATACGTGTTATATAGCGTTAATCTTTGCGCTGTTAATGCTGCGTGCTCCCACGCAACCCCATCCGGTATTGATATATGCGCAAAAACATATTGTGTGTTTCCGGCGCTGTTAGTCCATTTCACAGTTTTTGTGCCAGGATTTACAGCCGTAACCGTCATACTGTTATTACTGACATGATAATACGCGTCTGGCGTAAGTGTTACTGTTGCCATAAATTAGCCCCCCATGCGCGTAGTTAACTGCGCCTGCTGTGAAATGTCTAATAAGTCTTGTAAGTCGTTGATATGGTCTACGTTAACTGTCATATTTACGGCGTTATCGCCCCATACTGCGTCGTCTGTCCAGCCGTTAGCGGCGGCGTTTGCCTTCTGCCAGTCATAATTAGAATTATTCACGTAATACTGCTTATTGCCTGCAGGGTCTATAATCGTCTGTACTTCGCCTTTGTTCATCCAGTTTTTAGCCTGTTCGGCGCTAATTGACGTCATGCCCGCGGTCTGTGTAGTAGTGTATTTATCCCATGCGTCATTGATTTTCTTATGCCTGATAGCGTCAATAAGAACAATAACGCCAGCTAATGCCGCCGCGATCGCCGCGATAACAGGAAGTATTGCAGAAAGTGAAGCGATCATACCGGCACTGCCCGCCGCCATTGCTGAAGATACAGCGGGTATAACTGTGGTAGTAAGTCCGTTAATTAATGTGCCTACATTGTTTATCAGTCCTATACCTACAGACAGCGCTTTAAGTACAGGTGTAAGCGCGGCAGTTAACGCCAGTATAGTAGTAACTAACTGTATTGTGCCTGTGTCCATATTTGCGACAAACTGCAGTACGTTTGTGCCTACTTCTACAAGTTTTTCCATAGCGGGTATAAATGATTCTGCTATGGCTGCGCCGCTTTCAAAAAAAGCCGCCTGCGCTTTTGCTTTCAGTTCGTCAACTTTATCATTAAAAGCGTTTGCCGCGTCTACTGCGTCCTGTGATAAGATAAGCCCCGCGTTTTCTGCTTCTTCTCCTAACTGCCGTAAAGCCGCCCCGCCGTCGTCTACAATGCCCGCCAGGCTTGACGCAGATTTTCCGAACAACTCCATAGCCATAGTATCGCGGTCTGTTTCGTTTTCGATATGGCTAAGGGCTTCTACAGTGTCGTAGAAAATATCCGTCATACTGCGGGTGTTGCCGCTTGCGTCGGTAAGTTTAACGCCTAATGTGTCAAAAGCATCATTGCCGTTTTTTACTTGTACGGTTAACTTCTGTAAGCCGCCTGTAATTGTTTCTACTGATACGTCGATACGATCGGCGGCGTACTGCATTTTCTGCAGTTCTTCGGTTGTAAAGCCTGTCTGCTTTGATAGCGTATTTAGGTCGTCAGCCATTGCACCGGCTTTAACTGCCATGCCCGCCATACCTGTTAATGCGGTTACAGCTGTAGCGCTTAATAGTTTTGTTTTGTCTGCCGCCGCGCTCAGTCCATCCGCAAACTTTGTAAGCGCGTTAGGCATTGCGTCTAACTGTGCTTTATAATTCTTTAACGCTGATTCGGTCGCGATAATTTCCCTTTTCAGGGCTTCCATTTGCTGTTTTGCCTTGTCGCTTCCGTCGTTGTTTTCCGCTAACTGTTTAAGGGCTTCACGTTCCTGTTTTAACTTGTCGTTTGTGTCTTTGATCGCTGAAGTTAAAAGTTTGTGTTTCTGGCTTAAAAGTTCTACATTTTTTGGGTCTAACTTTAAAAGCCTATTAACGTCGTTTAACTGCGTCTGCGTTGATTTTAACGATTTATCGGCTTCTTTAAGCGCGTCGGTTAGCGGTACCGTATTAGCGCCTATATCAATCGTTATACCTTTTATACGGTTTGCCATAAGCCCCCCTAAAATGCTTCTATATCGTCTTCTGTGGCTAAAATAGCCCAGTCATATGCATCATTTGATTTTTCTGTGAACATATCAAATATCATACCTACGTCTAAGTAATCTAAATCAGACATAGATAGCCCTAGTTCAGTACACCTTAACAAAAAAAGGGCTGTTGTTAGCCCTCTTTCTGTTACTGGTTGTTTTTTTTTGCTTGTTCAATCCCCTGCGTAGTATCCAGCCAAAGGGGTACAATTTCGGGCAAAACATTGTAAACAGAAAAAACGCTAAAGTTGTCTAACCACTCGTTAGGGTCGTCGGGTACTGTGTCGTCTGCCTGCTTTGCCATAATGTATGCTACGTCTTCGAACACTTCTAAATCTGCCGTGCTTAAATCGTCGCCGCCTTTTGCCGCCTTTATAAGCTTCTGCGCGTCTGCCAGTAGATCGCGTCTAAACTTCATGCGGTAGCGTCGCAACGTGCCTGCTGTACATTCAAACTTCACTTCTTTACCGTCGATATTTATTGTTTTTTCTGCCATGTTTTGCCCTTTCTTAAATACCGTTACTGTGCCTTTGTTACTACAGCATTAAACCAATTAGCGTACTTATTGCTACTGTTCTTTGCTGTTGCCTTTGTCATGTGGTCGCTAACTCTTGGCATAGCCGTTAAGTTAACTGTGTCGTGCTGTGGTGAAATTGTCGCTTCTTTTGTGCTTCCGTTCATGGAAGGTCTGGAAGCCGTGCAACGGAATAAGCAAAAACGCTTACCTGTTTCGTTGTCGCCTTCTAACTGGAACTGTCCAAGCAGCGCAAACTCTACTACCGGCGCGTCTGAATTTTCAAACAGTACGCCTGCAGAGTCTTCTTCTTCGCCTAAAATATCTTTGCGGAAGTCGTCGCCTAACACTTCAACTTCAAGGCTTCCGCTGTAGCCGTTGTTAACGTCTGAATGGAACCACAAAATATTATCGGCGTATTCGTCTACGCTTTCGCCTGCCGCGTCTAACGTGATCGCTACCGCGCCCAGCATAGGCACAGGCGTGTCGTAACTTTCTTCGTCGTTAACCACACCGTTGTACTTTGCATAGTAGCAGTTAGATAAGCCGTATCTAATTTTAGCCATGTATGATTACGTCTCCTTCATAAGAAACTTCGTACATATCGTCAGTAAAGATATAACTTTCTGATTTGATATACACGAAGTGATAATTGTTAAATACTTCTTCTAGTGTTGCTTCTGTTAATACATCTTTGTTAGCAGTGTATAAAGACACAGTTAAATGTACGATCGTACAATAGTTGATATTGTCCGCAGATTCGGGCGCCGTCTCTGGATAAGAAAACACAATAAACGGCGGTTCGGGTACGTCTTTATCAGGAAATTTAAAATAACTAGCCGGTATGCCCGCCGCACTTACCATGTTGTATATTTCTTGGTACGTCATTTTTCTTTAAGTCTCCTGTACAGTTCCGATTCAAACGCCGTTATAGCCCAGTTGTTTACATCAGCAATGTGCGGGTATGCTTTGGCGTGTCCGACAACAACGCCACCCCTTACAATGTCGTGCCCATTTTCCAGTAAATGCGTTAACTGGTAGTCTGTAGCATTGTAAACCTGGGCTAATACGCTTGTGTTTTTCTTAATCAGATTCGCACGCCAGCCACGGCGGTACCTTCCTGTACGGTTTTTAAAAGCCCCTGCAGAATTAGCCCGCAGTTTGTTGCGCGCTTCTTTTGCTGTGTCGTCTGCCGCACTTACAGTTATTTCTATAACTTCGTCGCCGTACTCTTTTAAAAGCGTGTTCATTGTATGCGTAAAGTCTGCCGGTTTAATGTTCATTGTTTCCCTGCTTCCTTTCCGCGTACAGTTCTATGGCGTCGTTTCGGGCGTTATACGTGCGGTATACGGTGTAAGTGATATCTTTATAGACTAGTTCTTTTTCGCCCCGATATTCGGGTGAAAACAGCGTAAAACGGTATTCAGGGTTTAAGCCCATGCGCCCGCCTTCTGTCCATTCCGATAAACTTACACTTTCCACCTGTGCAAACACTTGCCGCGTTGTGATCGTCTCACGCTGTACGCCGTACGCGTCAATCGTATACGTATGATTTATAAGTGTTACTGTTGCGCTTCTGTCCATACCGTATACCCGCTGTACATTGATAACTGCGCTTTTTGTTCGTCGTACGAAGCCTTAAGGCGTTCGTATTCGTCAGGTTCTCCAAAGTGTGCCCTGCAGTACGTCTTTACCGCCATAATAATAAGCGGGTCTGTATAAACGTCTGCAAGCATATCTGTACTTACGCCTGCTACGCCTAAATCACTTAAACACGCATTAATTAAATCTGTAATTTCTGCGTCGAAAGTATCTTCAGTTATACGCAGTGTAAGTTTTACTTTTGCTAAAAGATCGTTCATACATACCCCCTAATAAAGGCAGGGTTTTGCCCCTGCCCTTTTACTTTTTGCGCGTTTTCTTTTCCTTCACAACTTCGGCAACTTTCAAGGCAATAAGCCTTTTTGCTTCGTGTTCGGGCAATTCCAGTACTGTGCCTTTGCTGATACGTACATACGTATCTTTGCTAACAGTTACTAACATTATGCGGCAACCTTGGCAAAGTACTTATCACCAACTACAGCGATAGCGCTGGGCTGTCTGCCCAGAATGCGTACCATGTCGCTGGTCATATTTGTAATATCATCGTACTTAAATTCGATGTTGTCACCCTTCGGCAGATTCTCCATAACGCCGTACAGGTCGCCAATAATAGGCGCTGTAACTGTGTCATTAAAGAGTACTTCCAGACCGTCAAACGGATCAACTGCGTATGTAGCATTCATCTGCAGTCCGCGGTATGTAGCATACTGTGCCGGTGTGCAGATAATTACAAGGTCTTCTGCCGCTGAAGACAGCAGGGCGCGGGCGTCTACAAAGTCTGTAATAGCACCCATTGCACTGCCAGTCTTTGCAACGGAAGGCAGGGCAGCCGTAGCGGTCTGCGGTGCCGCAAGGATAGCGGCTACTACTGCGTTTTCACGCGCCTTTACAATACCGCGTGCGATTTCGTCGTAGATATACTCAAGGAAAGAACGCCCGCTCATTGTGTCGAGTGCTTCATCACTGATAGATACCCACTTTTTCCATGTCGTCGGCTTGAGTTCTACCTTACCAATCTGCAGGGCTTCTTCAGCAATAGCCGCGCCGCCTTCTGTATGTCCTACTGCGGCGGGTGCGCCATATTCAAAACCTACTTTTACATTGCCTGCGGCTTCCATACGTCTAACTCTAGACAGAATTTTAGAGTTCTCAAAACGCTTGGAAATAATGCCGTATACAAACTCAGGTACAGGAAGTGTACCGCCTGTTACGTTCTCTGTAAGCAGTGCGCGGGCTTCCTTGTCCTTGCCGGTCTTAATGTAGTTAGCATATGCGTTAATATACGCGTCGCTGTTTCTGATTTCTGCGTTAGTCATGCTTTTTCTTGTCTCCTCTGTTTTTTCGATTACAGGCAGTACGGCGCCTGCTACCTTTTCCCTAAGTTCGCGCTTTGCGTTCGCTTCTGTTTCAATTTCCTTCTTGCGCTCAATAAGGTTATCAACTTCAGCGCTCAGGGCTTCAACGTCTGCGCCTTCAGTGTTCAGAAGTTCTTTTACTTCACTCATGCGGGCGTTTACGTCGTTCATAGTCATGTCTTTAATTTCCATGTTCTACCCCTTCTTCTATTTTCAGTTTCAGCAGAGTGCGTTTTCTGATTTCTTCGATTCGCGCCTTTTTGGCTAACTCCAGCCGTCTCGCTTCAATAACTCCATTAAAGCGATCGCGTGCGCTAATTCCGATATCAGTAAACGGATTTGCCGGGAAGGCTACCGCTGAAACGTCAAATAACTTTTTCATGCGTGTAATAAC